GATCAGGTCACTATCTTCTGCGTAGTCGATGATGTTTTTCATGGCCGTGAGGCTGGGTGTCCATGCGGGTTTGATGGTGCCGTTACGCAGTCCTTCCAGATGAGGCAGGTAAACCGAAAACAGGTCAGCCATCGTGATGCCGTCGGCGATGCGGTTGCGCCTGATATTGGCCAGTTTTTGTTCGGTAAACTCAATCAGTTCTTCGGCGGTTTTGGTGTCATCCTGGGCCTGGGCGGCAATCAAGGCCGCCATATTTTTCAGATGGCGCTTGATGGACGCGCCCAGGACTTGATTGGAATATTCACCAACCTGAGTGCCGCGATTGAGCATGAGCTCGGCGACATAACTGTCGATATTTCCGACGTCGGAAGTGACACGTTCATAATCTGGTGAGCTGGCGATGGCTGCGATCAGCGATCTGGCGTCAAGGCCGTTTCTGCGATACAGGTTCAGCATTTCAGCCCACAGGATTTTATGGATGCCGGTAAAATCAGACGGCAGCAAATCCTCACATTCAGCCATTGTTTGCGGGTCGTGAAGCACAGTGCCAATGAGCGTTTTTTCCCAGATTGATGCATCCATAATTATTCGCCAAACATCTGAAATACGGAGCGCAGAGGTGGGATGCGGGCAGCTTCCAGGCGACGTGCTTCGGGATCGTTGGGAAGCTCGACATCAAATGGATCCATATAACCATTCAGGCGCCGTTGCAGCAGGTTCCATTGTTCTTCGGAGACCCTGGCCATAATCAGACGTTCACCGTTAGTGTTGTAGGAAAACAGCTCAATAGACGGTGTGCGTTCAGGGCGAATGGTCTCACGCAGCTGGCGGTTGTTCATACGCCCGCCAGCTTCGAGCAGGTTGGTCACTGCGGTGGTGCGGATTTGTTCTTCGGTCAACTGTTGACCCGAAGCGTTAGCGGTGGCAACGACGTCGTCCATCAGACGTTCGGCGGCCTGATTGATGGTTCTGGCCGAGGAAGGTTCGCCTGTAATCAAAGTGCGGAGTACCGGAACCATTTCACGGAAATTGGATTTACCAATCTGTTCCCAGGTCTCGGCGATAGAAAGCCCGTGCTCTTCCATCCAGGGGAAGATGGTCATGGTTAGATCCTTGATGTTGGAATATTCCGAGAAGGAAATTCCCTGATCGCGGATCAGTTCTTCGCGGCTGGAATACTGGCCTGGATGGATGGTCCAGATTGCGCCCTCTTCAATCTGCCGGATCAATTTCCCACGCATCAGCACGGCGGCCAGATCAACGCCGTTGATCAGTTTCAATTCCTCTACCAGAATAAATGCCTGCCGTTCTGCCTCTGTGTATCCGCTATCCAGAACAGCATTGGCGTTCATGGTCGCCGCGTTCAATAACGAGGCCTCAAGACCGGTGAGCGCATGGTTCATGATCTCGTTATTGGAAGGTTGATAAGTCTCTAAAGCTGTTTGTGTGTTTTGTACCATTCTTGTAACCTCCTACGGTTTAAATTGGATATAACCAAGATAGAGTTGCCGATAGGCTTTTTGGGGCGATGAAGTACCAACGCGGTAATACCCGAAGGTATGTTGGTCCGCGTCCATTCATCTATATGATCGTAATAGTCCTGAACAATTTTCGAGAAAACGTAATCCTGCCGGCAAACCAGGTTGTTTTCAAAAATGTCCAGAAAATTACACAGTGGAACCGAAATCAGGCCGTTGCAGATATAACGAAATTCGTTTCTGGGACAGAAAACACTCACCGGAACCTCAAGCCGGCTCTTGACATCAATCACGATGTTGAGCTCGTTCAGAGAAATATCCGGCCCTGTGCGCCCCAGCACGGGGATCCGTTCCACCGGAGACAGGCCCAGTTGAAGGAAACGTTCAGAAAGATAAGCGGCGACTTTTCGTTCAATGGAACGCGGTCGTGGTTTCATTGGAAGAGTTCCTTTAAGCTTTCAAATGGATTTCCGACATCGGAAAACTCGTACAGGTCGTTTTCCTGAGACGAGACGTTTTGCAGTTTTCTTTCGCTGGCTTTTTCCATGTTGATCGCCGTTTCGTCTTTGGCCTTGTACGTCAGGAAGGCTTCGATATTTTTCGCCTGATGCAGGTCTTTTGTTATTCGGATTAAGGAACCGGCGCAGCTGGAACATACCCCTGTGCACAAATCATTCATCGTCATGCGATTGCAGTAAAATTTGTGGACCAGGTTCAGTAGGACATATCGATTAATGTAGTTGGTTACATTAGCTGGGATAATTTCAAGCAGAGTTGAAATGGTAATTTTCATAAGCGCCTCCTCCGGCAAGTAGAAATATTGTACTTCTGTAACAATTGTAAGTCAATTACAACGTTTCAATAAAAGAACAGATGTTTGTCATATTATCCAATGACAAATGTCATATATTTGCAACGATTGGTTGAAATCTTATCTAGTTCGTGATATGCTGATCTCGACGATATTTCACAGAGTTTTTTTACGAAAAAGTGTTATATGATTTCAGAATTGATCAGAAAGAAAATGAGAGATGAGAATTTGAGTTCACGCAAGGCAGCGGCTCAGGTTGGCGTGGCTCATACCACCATTCTGCGCGCCGCTGAAAATAAGAACGTTGATTATGCTTCCCTGAAAAAGATTTGTAATTGGCTTGGAGTGCCTGTTTCATCTGCAATTGACATCAGGACGTCGGATGATCAGTCGCTCATGGATAAGATTGCCCTACTCGTAACGATTGAACCGGCGTTAACCAAAGTGTTCGCCGAAGTCGTAGGAGAGATCGAGAAAGGCAACATGAGCGAAGCCGATCTTCTCGATATTGTGGCATACGCCAACTATAAAATTAAACTGTCCAAGGGTTGATATGCGAGAAAAGTATTATGAGGAAATAGATCGGATTTTCAAAGAACGTGATACACGTTTGGCAATAAAAAAAAGCCTATTCTTTTTTGCTCAGGGTATTTCCCTATTTTTGTGTGGTTTTTTGGTTGGCTATTTTTTACGCTAGGAAAATAAGGAGCCAGCTCTATCTCTCCAGGCTCCTTATTTTTTTTCATGTTATAATCATTTTCGGGTCACGGAGACGAGCGAATAATTAGTAAAAAAACCAACAGTTTTTTTTGGCCGATTTTTTTAAGATTTTGTAGATTTGAATACGATTTCAACCAACTTTTGCCCCCGTAGCGCAACGGACAGAGCACCAGCCTTCTAAGCTGTTGGAATAATGACACCGCCATATATGGTGGTCATGTTCTCCGTTACCCCCCACATATTCCGAAAAAATGGAGGGAGTAACATGAAACAGCGTTCCGAAAACCACCAAATTTCCGATGTTATTCGAGACTTTCTGATTGACCGTAGAGCGAGACAGCTTTCCCGCAGGACGATTGAAAACTATGGTGAAAAGCTACAACGGTTTCGAGAATTTGCCCGTGACCGTCGTATCCGTTCGTTTGAAGAGGTCACGGCAAATGATATTCGCTCCTTTATTGTGATGCTGGAAGAAGAAGGTCACAACAAAGGTGGGGTTCACTCCTTCTGGCGGCCATTGAAAACCATTTTCCTGTGGTTTGAAAACGAGTTTGAACCTGACGACTGGAAGAACCCCATTCGGAAAGTTGTAGCGCCGAAGGCAAACACGGATCCGATCCCAGGTGTTCCGATGTCGGATGTTCTGCGGATGATTGACACCTGCGACCCGCGAACGTTCACAGGGATGCGCGACATTGCGATTTTTCGTACTCTGCTTGACACCGGTGTGCGTCGCAGTGAATTTTGCAACATGCGCATTATGGACATTAACCTGGACACCGGTGAGATCCATGTTCCGGTCGGAAAAGGAGACAAGGCACGGGCGGTGGTTGTTGGTCCGACTGCGCGTCGTGACATTAATCGTTATTTACGGAAGCGGCAGTCGAAAGATCCCCGTGACTGGTTGTGGGTGACGAAGGGCAATACCCAGTTACAGCCGATGGGACTGCGCGAGATCATTCGGCGGCGGGCGAAAATGGCGAATGTTGCCTGCCCTTCCCCGCATGATTTTCGGCGAACCTTTGCTTTGGAGTGCCTTCGGAACGGGATGGACATCATTCAATTACGACGGTTGATGGGTCACACTTCGACGAAAGTGCTGGAACGTTATCTGGCATTGCAGACGGAAGATTTACTGGAAGCGCACGAGAAATGTGGCCCTGTTGACCATTACAAATAATGCAGGAGCCCGCTTTTCTGGGCGGGCTCCGATTTTCTTTCTACACGTGGTAGAAGAAATCACTCCTTCCTGTCTTTTGCAGCGATCAGGGATTTACCTGACAATTCGGAAGGCTCTGCTTCCTTCTTTGGAATAACCGGCGTGGTTTTCCCGCAGCAGGCGCAGATGGCCAGATTGTTTTTCTGGTGCAGTTCGCCGCCGCATCTGGGACATTTGCTGATATGATTTTTCTGTTCCACTTCGGTATTGCAGAATTTACAGAAAGATTTCATGGCAGTCTCCTTTGCGCAAAGTAATTCTATTATATCACTAGCGCAACACTTGTAACAATAAGACGCCAGTTATATTTTCCCTGGGAATGTTACAATATATTCGTTATCCTTGAAAGTGACGCTCATCTGGTCAAGGCGAGATTTATCCACCTTGTTACCAGCCATTTTCAGGACACGTTCTTTTACGGCGGCGCCGATGACCTGCCCGAGGAGCCATTGCCCTTCAACGTGAACAGGCAGATCAATCAGGTCCACCGGTGTCAGGTTCACAACAACTTCATGGGGACGGATGGTGATCTTTGACATATCGACCGATGCTTCTTTCTAACGCAATAGGAATTTTTCTCAGCAGGCTGGCCGTGACCGCGAAGTACATGGATTTCATTTCCATTCGCAACGAATTGTGGAAGTTTTCCAGAGCCGCCGGCGAAATCAATACTTACGAACTGACGGCCTTTTTTGTTCACGGTTACGTGGCCGAGAATTTTGACATTCCCAAATTCTTTGCCATGAAAGCCTTCACGACCTGGCTGGATCGTGAAGGCCTCACGCTGGAATTAATATCCAATTTCGGGATTGCCACCGTTTGCGATGTCGGAAATAGAGAAACCTTTCTTTGAGAATTTTCGGGTCATGCAGACGATGGGATCCGGTAAACCAGACGCCAGACAGTAGGAAGTGAGCATCATCATGACGTCGCCCACTTCGTCTGCCACGTTGCGTTCTTTTTCGTGGTTACGGACCCAGTTTGCCTGTTCGTGAACGTTGGCGTCGGCCAGTTCGCCAATCTCCGAAACCAGGAATTGTAACGCCTGATCCCTGTTTGGCCTTACCAGTTTCCTGAAATTGTAGTATTCCACCACAATTTTTTCCAGCAATGTTTTGGTTAGCATGCTTGCTCCTGAAAATTAGATGTGTGATTTCTGGTACACTTCATTCCCGAATTCGTCGTAGACGATCAGGCTGTAATCCGTCGCATTTTGTTCATCTTCGGGAACGTTTGATCGCCACGTTTCCAATGCTTCTTCAAGGGTATCCGCTTCGATCTTTTCCTCTTTGGATACCACGTAAGAGAAACCAAAATAATATGTGGACATTTTTTTCACCTTTCTGATTTGATGAATTTTAGATCTGTTCTTTGCACATTGATCCAGACAGGTTCTCCGAGATGCCGGATCAGAATTTGAATACAATCTTTCAATCGTCCTGGCACGATTTGCTGGATTTTGTCCGGAACAGGACGCATGTCCAGAACGGGTTGGTTGAGATCTCCGTAAACGATTTGCACATGATCGAGAAGTGCCGATGACGCATATTCCAATGCTTCGTCAAGGCTTGCGCAACCGCAGGAGCGGGAAATCACTGTTGCGCATTTTCCCAGCCATACGTTAATTTGCACAAGCCACTGCACTTTGCATGAAACGTCGGGCCAACCGATAACCACGGCGCTTCGCTTTAACACTCTCGCCGAGTATTGTTTTTCATGGTAACCCCGTGAGAAGAACACGCCGTTCACGAATATCCCTTCTGACTGATGAATGATCATCTTTTGCCCTTTCTAGTGATAAATGACAGTTGTCACTCCCGCTTTACACTCGCTGCAATCGCACAGGCGCCAGCGCCAGCGATCTTCGGCCCCCATCAGACATTCGTAGGGATTGGGATTGTCTATGACACATTCGCTCTCATGGTGGCCGTTCTTCACATTCTCGGCCTGAATACGGTCGACGAATTCCTGAAAATCCTTGAAGGCTTCTTCCTGAGATTGAAATTGATTGTACGTTTTATGATAGAACCAGCCCAGCATCCATGTGTCGTACTTGTGGAAATCCAGTTCCGTTCTCAGGGAGCCAGGCAGATAACGATGACCTGTCTCATTCCACTTCTTCCGCAAAGAAAGAATGAGTTCATTCTTTTTCTTTTCCAGCTGAACGGCGCTCAGCTCGGCGCGTTCCATGAAAAAGAAGGACGTTGAATTGTCTTTCAGACTGCCGTCGTCGTCACGGTATTGCCACTTCGCCGAAAAGAAATAAATGGGATATTTCATTTCTTTTTCCTTCGCATCGCGCGCAGCTCTCTGGCCAGATATTGAAGATCGGGCAGCGGGCACCAGATGATTTCACTGTCTCCTGTGTCCACCATCTGGTCGCCGGTAAACCACATGCCGGCTTCGTAACCGCCAATGTAGGTGTTCTCGCCGTCATCCCACAAAACCATCTGCTGATGTGTGGGATAACAGCCATCCACGGTCGAGAACACATCGGGGAAACGCATGTCATCCATGTGTTCCTGACACAGGAAGTATTCGGCGGGCTTTTTACACAGGTCACAGCCGGCATTTTGTTCTCCTTTCGTTACCACATAACCGTTTTCTTTCAGCGCTTGCCTGAACAGGTTAAAGGCTTTTTCTTTCTCAATGCAGAGACCGCCGTTGACCTCATGGCCGCGTTTGCCAATACCGTCAATAAAGACACAACCTTCATTGACGATGTTCATTGCATCGCGAATAACCGCTCCTGCCAGATTGACAATGCCGTACCTGCTCATCATCCATGAAAGTTTTGGATCTGTTGTTACTCTTGCCATATTCTTTCCTTTCTGTTTTCTCATTGTTTTATTGCGAGTTGAATGTTTCTTCAAACCTGGTGAAGAAATTGCTTTATGACCACAGCTCCTTCTTAGATAACCCAATCACATACAGGGCATGGATTGGCGAATTCGCCGCAATACGTGTGAAGCATTGTTCCGCAATCAGGGCATGGTTCTATATCCCAGGGATCGAGTTCTGGCTCTTGACAACTTCACCAGCCGCTTCCCCAGCGAGCTTCTAAGGGCTCGCCGTTTTCAAGATACCCACGTGCAATGTCATTATCAAAGCTCATAGCACCACTCCTGCAACTACTTTTACTTCAGGCGTTTGAACCTGTATTTCTGTTTTCCCATTGTTTTCCTGTGAGCTGAATAGTTCTTGGCTGATGTTCCTTCATCAAAATACATCCATAGTCAATCAGGCGATGGATGTAAAACCACACATGGCTGGTGGACGTAAGTCCAATTGCCAGACCAATCTCTCGAATGGACGGTGAAACGCCGTTGTTCAGAGATTTGTATTCGGAAATAAAGCGCAGAATTTTTTCTTCTGCGTTAATGTGTTTTCTCGTAAACATATTTTCCTTTCAGCTTCCGATGCCGGAAACGATGTCAAAGTGTTCCTGGATGGCCTGTTTTGCCTGATCTCTCCATTTCTGATCCAGCGCGGGGCTGTCCAGGTTGATGCTTTTCAGCAATCTCACCAGCGTATTGCTGTTTTGCAGCAGTCTCCTCTGCCTTTCCTCAAAGGAAGTTTCCTTGACTTTGGGATAATACCATTCGTGACGTTTGGAATAATGATATTTTTTGGTGATCGTCACGCCGCCTTCCTTGAGGATTTCGTGAATGGTGCTTTCTGCCAGCATGTATTTTCTGGCAAGCGTTTCAACGCTCATACCGTTGCTGTAATCTTTAACGATTGCTTCGTCTCGTTCGCGATACCACTTGGATTTCATACCGTTAACCTCTTTCGTTAATCATTATTTTTGGCCTCTTCTCTCCATTTCTCCAACTCGTGAACAGCGTCACGGTCAGACAGGATCCACTCGTCAATATCTTTGTACTGAGCGGGCGGGAATTTTAACAATCCGTTGACCAGTCTGGCTCTCTTCTGCGCGGCTTTGATACCCGTATCATCGTTATCGCCAACTACGATGACCCTGGACAGCGCCAGCGCGATGCGCCAGCTGTCCTTCCATCCCTGTTCCCCGCTGGCCGGCGCGCAGGCCAGAAACCCGAGCTGGTCCAATAACATGCAGGGGATTTCTCCCTTGACCATGAATACCGGTTCGGTGGTCATGTTCACGGCGTCGAAATTGAACATTCCCTGATGCGAGCCTTCCAGAGAGAAAAAGCGCATCCCAATATTGGTGGTGTTGCGCAGCTTGATCCCGATCAACCGATGGTTTTCAAAACACGGCAGGGTCATGTATTTGCCCGACTGCCCGACACGGAATTTTTCAAGGGTTTTGATCGTTAACCCTCTGGTTTTGGCATACTCGATCACTTCAATGTCCGGCGGCATGTAGAGTTCCCATTCGTCGGCGGCGAGCTTTATCTCTGGTTCCGGCGTCGGAATGTCATAGTCATATCGGCTGTCAAGGAGCGCTAACGCTTCCTTCACCTTTTTGGGATTACGCGGATCGTAACCGTTCACCCGCAGGTAGCCAACCAGGTCAATCACGTCTCCCTGCAGCCCGCAGTTTCCGTGACAGCGAAACAGTTGAACGCCGTGGTGCCAGAAAATCGAGAAGCTCGGTGTGTTGGAATGATGAATGTGCGTGGGCAACGGACAAACGATCTTCCGTTTGTTCGTGCCCAGCACAGACTGAATGGAGTGAGTAAGCCGCGCTTCTTCGATTTCCTGTTTTAGGCTGGCCATGTGTTCTCCGTGAAATGTTTGACATCATGCAGCATCAATTTCGTGTGCGTGGTGAAGATGTCGGAACACCGGTAATCGGCGTAAATGTTGAATGGCAGTTGATTGTCGGTCAGGAACCGGCAGATCAGATCCGAGATGCGTAAAATTTCTTCCGGATCAAAATAGTTACGGTCGATCGCCAGCCAGTCGTGTGGCATGATGGCAATTCGGATGCTGTCGTATACCACCTCAATGTTGTTTTCCTCACGACTGGCCCTGTAAAGGTAGGTATGAGGACCTATCCGGCGCAGGTTATTCTCTTCCAGATAGGCGTTCAATTTGGAATAAAAGGAAGAAATCTTCAGATCTCTTGGAAGATCAATCGTATAAACACGCATAATCGTAAATTCTTTGTTCAATAGCATTTTTTTTCTCTCCTTAATCAATGGGATCAAAACTGGTTGTGGTCCAGGGTCCTGTACGAAGCCTCAAATGAAAACCATTTTTGTGGAGCCCGTTGAACAATCGTTTTTCCAGCAGTTCCAGATGATGTCCGGCGAGCGGATTGATCTCATACCGATCGTTTTCTTTTGCAGCGATGATCACCGCCAGAGACCATTCGTTGTCAGCCAGACAAACATCCAACAGATGATTGGTGGCCACAATTTCCATCCCTGAGCGCCGTTTTAATTCGGAACACGGTTCATAGAAAGAAGGCGGCAGAATGCCATGTATGGTTTCCATGAGATCTTCGTACCAGATGACAAAATCATCATCATCATAGGTTTCCGGATACTCAACGTAAACCATTTCCCAGCAATTGTTATTCAGAGACGGGAGAAAATTTCCGATACCCATGATCTGCTCCTAAATGAAACGCGAGCTGGGAGTGTTGATCATTTTCTCGAAGTACAGGTCGCTCAAATAACGGTCGGCGTTCTGGTAGAACGTCTCATGATCGTTGATGGATTTGATACGCTCCAATACCTGCGGGGGAATTTCATCACACGAAAAAACTCCGGCGTACCTGTCCAGCTCTTTCTTTTGCAAAGTGTTCAAACCGTTCATAACTCCTCCTAGTATTCTGATGGAAGCATAATGACCCTGGCCGTGTCGTTGTAACAATCTTCGGTCAGGCACAGGTACAGTTCAATTTCCGACATCGGAAAGTCGGTATACTCAATCACCTGAGAGAGGATCACGCGGCCATTCCCGTCTGTGCCGGTTAACCGGCCTTTATGATTTTCGACTTTCAGCGTCCAGGTTTGAAATTCGTATTTGTTCAGGCGCCGCTGCTCGCTGGCAATCAGTTCCATGAGCCAGTAACATTTTGCTTTGTCGGCAAGATATTTGGTGCCGTCTGTCATATAGGTTTTTGGAAACGGAGTAAGCCTGTAATAGTTTTCCGTTCCGGTGAATTGAGAAAGTTCGTAAGCAAGAGATGTCATAATAAATGTTCCTTTCTATTTTTGATGAGTATTTTGTAATACAGGGAAACATAATGCGATCCCTCTGTTTTTAAATCTGAAAGGATTTACAGGAATACAAAACGCAAGATATAGCCGGCCGCCTAATTTTGTTGTCAGTTTGTAAAATTTAAAATGAGCCGCTGAGAAAAAACGAATTTTTAATCCGCGGAGTGAAATCCGCAACCTCACAAAACCATAATCAATATACATACATAGCTCCTGATAAACTATTGAACGTTCAACGGCAAAAGCCACTCTTTCGAGTGCTGATGCCGGAAGGATTATTCATTAGCGAGCGTCGCCTGATAGTTCTGGAAATAACTATCTATTGCGAGGTCCATGTCAAGAGGATTGTCCATGCATTTCTTGATGGCTTCTTTTTCGCTGTCTGCTTCGACCTCTGTCTCGTAATACAGAACTTCCTGATATTCAACAACATACTTAGGCATATTTTGTTTTCTCCATTTTTTGAGGATGAATAAGTTGTATGGCTGATTGCTTCAACGCAATCCAGAATTGATCCGAGAAACCTTCGTTTTCGCTTGACATCTGGATGATCCGATCCACCTGTTCATCGGTCAGGTTTTGAGCGGCCTCTTCACCGATAAAATCAACAAGATCGTTTCTTGTGATGCTGAGCACGGGAAATTTCTGGACCATGCTGTGTTTTTCCATATCTACCACCACAATAAAAACCAATCAAAGATCAAAGGGCGATAGCCAATTACGAGACAAAATCTTTGATCGTCGCAATGACAGCGTCGGTGGCGCCGTGCAGGCGCTTGATCACCTTGCCATCTTCCATGAGTAAAACTGTCGGAAGCCCGCTGATGCCAAATTGAGCGGCGGCGGCGGGGTTATCGTCAACATTGATTTCCGTGACCTCAATTTGAAGGCCTTTCAATTCCTGGTCAAGGCGCTTACAGGGAGCGCACCAGGGTGCGCCAAATTTCATGATTTCCTTTTTCATTTTTCTCTCCTTAATTGGTAATAAGCGTTCTGCAACCAATGATTTCTTTCTTCTCGTTGTATACCGGCTCACCAGGGCTGAGCAGGTCCAATCGTTCTGGATGAGCCTGACGAACAATTTTTGAGACAATCAGATAAACGTTACTCTGCGGCGGCGGCAGGAAGTTGGTCTGTCCGAATTTGCCCTTGAAGAGCGGAATACCGTTGAGCTCGCCGGCCGGTGTGAATTCTTCGCTCACGCGCGAATAAAATCCAAACGGCGGTAAAACTTCCGGCTCCGCGTTGTCTCGAAAAATCGTTACAGGGTGCGGTGTCAAATTCAGAAGAATGGATCTTTGGTTCTCGATATTGCTTCTAAGAATATCTTCTGGCGCAGGGTTCATTAAATTTTTGTACCTTTCTAATAATAAGATTTGGATTTCAACTTCCGACGTCGGAAGTTGAGTTCTATTTGAGAAAATCGTTCTCAAAATCTTTGAGAGTAAAAACCGCGCTTTCCAGTTCCTTTGGTATTTCATTGCTGGTGAAAAACCTGAAAAAGAAATAATTTTTGCGAACAATAATGGAGCTTTCTCCGGCGCAGGTTTTCTGCTGAAATAGTTCCTGACTGACGGGCAGGAGCGTATTGAAATCGCTCTCTACCCAGTTTTCTGCTTCTGCGTCTGTCATGCCCGTCGCTTCCTCATCACAGAAAACCTCACCGTTGATATGGCACTCGTGAATGTCTGGATAATTCTGGATGGCGTTCATGCACCACCGGATGCGGTCAAGGATTTTCTGATTGATGCGGATAAACCCGTCAAACATCTCGGGGCCGGCAAATGACATGCTGCTAATCACCAACTGTAAATGGATACGATAAAAACGATCATTTGCGGGTTCCACAGTTTGCTCCTTACAAGCACATTCGATAAACGCATTTGCTTTCATCGGCAAACGCGTTTATCAGCATATCAACGGTGAAATAATCACTGCGATATTCATCGCCGTCTAAAATGGTTGAAAAGTCAATCGATCCGTCCTGAAACACACGAACGTTTCCGTCCACCTGATAGGGCTGTCCGAATTCGCATGTATCAAAGACAAGATTGGTTTCACCATCCAGCCATTCATCCAGCTTTTCATCCTGCAATCCTTGGCCATGATCAACAAACTTGAATGAATACGGAACGGTGATATGAAAATTTAAAACGGATTTGTTTTTCACCAGATCCAGCGCGTCCTTTAACGTTTGAAGGAGAGCATCGGAAATTTCGACAATTGCGTCCTGAGTGAAAAAAATATCGTTATCGGTGTCCATGTGAATTCTGAAATTCTTTTTCATAAGGTCTCCTGCTGGACCCGCGACTATTCGTGCGGGTCCTGAATGGCTTCCAAATCCTGAATAACTTCTCTGGCAATGATCTCGAGACTATCCCAGAAGTCTGAATAACCGACATAGATTTCGCCCATTTTATGGGCGATTTCGATCATATCTTCGTCGGTAATCAGATTGGCTTTCTCATCTGGAATTTGAAATTGATAGGCTATATCATCGCGGTGAAGAGATGCGATTGGAAAATAACCGCTTGTTCGGCCATTCATTTCTTTCCAATCGTGGATCAGATCCAAAAACACTTTCCTGACCGTTGGGGTCATGGAAGTCAAAAAATTTTGGTCGTTTTCCAGAGAGATGACTTGTTCCTTTGTAAGATAGATCATAGGTCTCCTTAGAAAATATCAAACGGGATTGGCGGGCTTTCATACAGATTTCCGCAGCTGTCATACCAGTTAAGGCAGAAATCATGCTGGAAAATCTTGATCAATGTTCCGCTGTCTCTTTTGGATGGATATGGAAGGGTGTAATACTCGTGAAGGAAGTCATAAAATTCCTCATTTCCATTCTCTTCCATATTGCACCACAGGTCATCCAAAACGTCGTAAGCCTTGAAGTCAGCCGACAATTCGATTGAGTTAATCTGGATGTTTTTGTTCGTTTTGATCAACGCTCGGGCTTTGCCCATACGATCGAGAAGTTTTGGATCGAGAAACATGACTGCGTCTAAGTGCTCACCCTGTTTGTTCGTTAATTGAGTTCGTAATCGCATGGTTATTCCACTTCTTGAATAGGCATGCCGATGAGAATTTCCCAGCCTCTTTTTGTCGTCGGGCGTGAACCTTGAAGGTAAGACACCCAGACGCAGTCGATCACGCCTTTTTTATACGGCGGGTCGCAATTCACATCGACATCGGGGATGAACCAGACCAGCTCGCTTAGAACTGGCACACCGCTTTCGGTGTAATACCGAATATGTGTGTTCGCACCAGAAGCATTGATCATTCTTCCTCCGGAAGATGGATACTGGTGATTTCCAGTGCCGCTGCTTTGCGCAGTACACGGCTGAAAATTTCTCTTACTCCGAGAATGTCGGACATCGTGCCTGCCAGATTGATCATTTCCTGATCCGTGACCTTCTCGGCCTGATCGTCAGTGAGATCAAACTCGGTCATCAGATCCTCACGGCAGACTGAAACGACAACAAAAAAATCGGTCAGGTTATTTGTGTTTTTCATTTCACACATCCATACAGTGATGTTTCATCGGGCGAAAGTTTGCCCGTTCGTCGGCGATGTCGGCCGGCCGTTTGACGGGATAGGACGGGACATCCTGCGTGCATTTTGGGCAGACGCCCATGATGCGCAGCTGGCCTTCGGCCATGCAGAATTCCACATCCTCAACGGTCACGGTCCCGCTTCCGATGTCGGAAACCATATCTTCATCTTTCAGCGCATCGCCAAACAAACGTTTCAATTCAGACTTAATCCAGTTGATCCGATCGTTTGCAGTAATGTCTAACAAACTCATGGTTTCTCCTTTCGTTGATTAGAAAGTAATGTTGCGTTTTTCTGAATAACCGAGAATGGTACGCACCTGTTGATTGATGCGATTTTGCTCGGTCACGGCCTCTTTGTGGTTCATGCCTGCGGCCCGCGCTTTAAGATAAGCGCTCATACGAAGAACCCGCTGGGCAAACATCGCCAGTTCTTCTGCCATATCGGATACTTCCTCTTCGGTTAAATCCTCAAATACAACCTTTAATTCCCTGAAAGGAGTGGTAGAAGCGAAATTGGCAATGACAATTTCATCGGTCATCGAGTACCTCCTATTCAGGAAAGAGTTCCAGCTGATTTTTGCGGGTTTCAATTGCGCGTTTCATAAAATCGTAGTTCCGATACTGATCGTAGTTTTTGATGATCCATACTTTGCGGTCAGGATCATATTTGCGGTCGGAAGCGTTGAAGAGTTCTTTGATTGAATTCAGGTCTCTTTCAAAATCTTCCATGCTTTTTGCGTGAATGGATAATTCAGCGTGTGTGTCGAAAACGATTGCAGAAATAGTCATCAGCATTCTCCAAAGTATTCATTGAGCATATTGACAATGATCTGACCGAGACGCGGTATTGGCAGGCTGGTCGTGATGTAAAGAATGAGCTTATCCTCATTGTTGGTCAGAATGGACACATCGTTAAAATCACGATGGTTCCACAGTTCGGCGCAGAAGATCTGCCAGTATTCGTCTAGCAGTTCCCTGCCGTTCAACGGGATGATTAATTCGTATTGCGGGGTTTGCTTTACCAGTGAAATAGATATGTCTTTTACCTGGAACATTTCATCTCCTTGTGGGGAGAAGGAGAATTTCCTTCTCCCCTGATTGGTTTATTCCAGCGTGATGATTTTGTTCTTGATAATATCGTGCGTGAGAACGCGGGGTTGAGGTATGCCGGTGGCAATGCGTCTCACGGCGGCGCCCAGATGGCCTGCGGCGATGAAAGCGCAGAAGATTGTGGCTTTGGCCGTGCAGGGGACATCAGGGATACCCTCTTCGGTAGACGCGCCGATGAGCCGGTCATACCAGTCGGGATCCTTCATGTTGACCGAATACAGCTGGAATTCTTCGGCTGCCATGCGCGCATCCAGATACCATTTGGTTTGTGATTGTTTCACGGTTTCCCAGATGGCTTTTCGTGACGTGATGCTGTCCACGCCTGAAATTACAATTTGATCGGCGATGCCGGTGTCACCGGTAACCATGATGCCGCTTCCGCGGACAGGGACATCGGAATATTCCGCGAGAGCACTGGCCAGCGCACTGCATTTGAAGTTTCCGATGTCGGAAAGTTTGTAGAACTGGGTGGCGACGTTTTCCTCTGATACGATGTCGCCATCGTAGATGGTCAGACCGCCAATGCCCATCTTGGCAAGGGCAATTGCCGTTGGCGAACCAATTCCGCCGAGACCGATCATGGTCGCGGTAGTCAGGGAAACGTCAAAAATATCCATGTGACGTGTGTTATTCATTTGTCTCCTCAAGGTGAATAAATTCGTTTTCGCGAATTTCTTCCAGAAAATCAATGATCTGGCACAATCCGTCGTCAACATCCAGATTGATGTCCAGAATACTGTCCAGATCGGCGCAGGTCTGATTTTCGTACACTGATATTAGATAAGCGAGTTCCTCAACGCTGGTCCCGATGTCTCTCAACTGGGCGTGTGTGTATTTGCGTTCGATCAACGCCTGGTAATCCAGGACGTCCCAGAATACGTCATCTGTATCCAGCAGATAAGCGTACTGATCACCTGGTGATGGAAGATCAGCGACAGATTGTTTCCGCAGTTCGTGGATTTGCTGATAAACCTCTGGAAATTGCGGATAAACCGGAACGTGCGCGGTTTTTCCGGTCAGATAATTGTCTATCCGGCCCACCCATCCACCTGGTGTCAGAACGATGGATACCGACCACTGTACCAGTTCTGGAATACCGCCGAGCGGTCTTTCGTGAATGGTGGTTTCATCTGTGCTGGACCAATTGTGCTTCCCGGGAATACCGTTTCCAATGGGATGCCGGTGGAACCACAATTTCATCGAAGCCCTGTCCGGCCGGTTCATCAATTTTTCAATCTCGGCGGGCGGAATTTCTGTGTAGGAATAATTTCCCACGTTCAGAATGACGGCATCGTAAACCAGCAGGTCGTTTTCTTTTGGTTGCACAAAACCAAAGCCTGAAAACTCGTTGGCTGTGGCGTGTGCCGCTGTCATCAATTTCAACGCAACATTGTCGGAAAGGATAATTTTCATGGCATCACCGTGACCCAGGGATAATGTTCTAGACTGTATCGGGCATCCAGTTTGGAAGATGGGTCGTATGTGCAAAGATAGCAATAAACAGTCCGGAGAAATTCAACAACATCGCCGGATCTTTCCAGAGAAGTAACAATAGGAGAAAAACCGCCCCAGCAGGTGTTAAATTTTGTGTGATGCGGATGGCGCGAGTAACGAATATTATCCCGTAGAGCAGGGATAAAATTCGGATTGATCTTTCCTGCAGGTGTTCGAGTGGCAAAGAACATTTTCCAGGCGATGTAAACCCGATACGGTCCAAGATTGTATTTTTTTCCACGATAACGAATGATGACATCGTGTGTTTCACCGTAAATACACGGGAATTCCTGCAATTTGGCACCAAAGTCAAAATAGAATGGAGCTTTGGCCGCATCCAGTTTGGTGTAATTTAACAGGCGAAGGCGAGTGATTTCAAACTCGAATTTTTTATCATCGCTAACGATGTCATAAAGATGTTTGATTGCCGGTCCGTATTGCTGCACAAACAGGTTTTTTGACATCTGTTGTTCTTGCAGCTGATTGTTCAGATCCATCAATTTTTCTTTTGCAAATTTTCTGTACTCGGTTTTGAAATTTTCTGAAATTTCAGCACGCTGAGCAAGTTTCATAAAAAATCTCCTTTCACAAAAAAAAAAGAGGGGAAACAAAGAAACAATTGTTTCCCCTCTTCACTCAATTACCCACCCTTGACAGTGCCAATGATGGTGAGAGTGGATCCAGCAGGAACTAGATCATTTCTGGAAATCATGGCGCCATTGAGCCAGTATTGCGCTTCGCCGACAATGCGGATGTCGGAATTGGCCAGCAACTCGTTCACGGTCATGGAACCATCGACCGGAATGAAGCGATCCTGCCCGCCAGAAGTGCGGATGGTTACCACGGTGGAAGGATCAGGAACTTCAAAGTTGCTCATTTCTGGAATGAATTCCTCAAGGTTGCTTTCAGAATGATTTTCTGGATTGCTCTCTGAAAGGTTTGAAATATCCATATTTTCAAATTGATCACTCATATTGGTTTGCCTCCTATGGCTGAAAAAATTGGATTTGTATTGTAACACATTTCAAACAATTGTTTGACTATGTGTGCAATATCGTCTATAATAGTGCCGAAAGGCACCTTTGGAGCAATATGTCAAAACCGTACCCAAAACTGGAAGAAATCAAAGAGAAAGTGCCCAGTGCCATGAAGCGCAGCGAGCGGGCCGATGGAAAACGGCGCATTTCGCTCACAGACGAAGAACGGCGCATGTTTTCGCGTCAGCAGAAGATTGAAACGGCTGTTGCGATGTTTCTGGACATTGAAACGGGGTATAGCTGGCAGGAAATTGCCAATGAGCTGGGCATTACGGTTAATGCGCTCAAAGGCCTGACCAAGTCAGACGATTTTATGAACGCTTATGCGGCGCATTACGCCGAGCTGGGACACGATCCGCGTCTGGCGGCCACCCGAGCGGCGCTGGCTGATATGTTACCGGCGGCGGTGAGAACGCTCAAAGAAATTCTCGCAGACAGGAGCGCCAGCCCATCGGCAAGGATCAAAGCCGTGGAAGATATTTTGCGCTTGAACGGAATTGATCAGCCCAAGAACAGCAATTCAGACAAAAGTGAGATGATCAAGTTCCTGAACGAAGTCGGGGTCAAAATTGGGACCCTGACCATCAACGTCCCCCAGCAATATGCGGAGAAACTCAAGGATTATTCCGATGTGGTCAACGTAACGCCGGTGGATTTACCTTCCCTTCCGACGTCGGAAGTTCCCACATCAGAATAAGATCTCAAACATAATCCGTCTGTTCATCAGGTCGTTGTAGCAGATGTCGCACATTTGCGCGCCCGAGATCGGGTCGAACTGGACGCGGTTGCTCGGGGAGTATTCGCGTCCGCAGTTTGGGCAGATGTCGCCTGGCCAGAAGTTTTCGAGGGCTTCTTTTCGCTTTTTGAGCGTATTGCGGATGATGAAAACGCCGATGATGATGGAGGCGATGAAGGTGATGCAAGGCAAGTTGTCAAAAATGTAGTACATTTTTGTTCCTCTGGAATGGAAAATCTCCACTCATTTTGATAGTGCCAACACTCGGTTGGTTCTGTCTGATATTTTTGTCGAAACATTTCCACTGCCTGTTCCATTGTGCAGTGAGCATAGCATTTCAGTATCACATTCAGCGGAAATTTATTCGGGCCATCAAGGTCGTGGATGATCATTATTTTAACCTGAATTGAAAAAAATGATGTCAGTCTAGGCCTTCAACTGACGTGGTCTCCTTCGGCCGCCGAGACTTTGTAAGGTTAACCATGCCACCTTCAGGTAGCGATCTCTCACGCTCATCGCAGCGCTCCGTTTCCGTTTCCTAGGACGCGCAGGTGGAGTTCTGCTCTCGGAGTTTTCTCCGATAATCCGGCGGTCAGGATTTGAACCTGAACGTTTCTGCGTGTTCGCCACCACGCCGCCGCCGGAAAAATTACAATTGCTGTAAAGGTTTCAAGCCGAAATAACCACGATCAATAGGTGGCGGATCAATCACCAGACAGGTTTCGTGCTTGATCCCGTTTTTATACACATACCACCACCTGTCGTCATACTCTTCGCCTTCGCGGAAAACAGTGAAAAAGACGTCAGGATATTTCGCGGATAATTTTGAAAGAAAAACCTCAAATTTACTGGCACTGGTGCGCCCGAAGAAATTATCCCCAACGGGATTGATAAAAGTTTCCATTGTCAGGCCATCGTGCGCCGGAACCGGTTCCTGACAGATCTTCTGGAAAAGGTCGCCTTCCAGCTTTTGCTCGTTTTCATCAAGAAGCTGAACAACAAAATAAATTTCTGTCATTGGATCTCCTCTGCTGAAATGATATTGATAAAGCTGGACCACATGGGGCGTCGCAGACCAACCGTGAACAGATGATATTTTTTCCCGACTTGCAATTGCATGAGCAGGTCAGCGGAATTGAATTTCCCGTAAATCAAATTGTCTTTGTTTTCAAAGATTTCTGGTTCTGACGCGCCGTCGCGCTGAAAAACAAAATAGACATAACCATTGTCGATAACCTTATCGACCAGCGTCGCGTCGAAGGTTTGTGGATGGCTCAAATCATTTATGATCGTGTTAACTGCGGTAAATAAAATCAAACCAAAAAACAAAATTTCCAGAAACAAGCATAAAATTTCTCCAAAGTCAATGTTTTTCATTTTTTTCTTCCTTTCCTTTTTTTTCCGTGACCGGCGTGAGGAATTGGACCTCAATCATGCCTGACATGCGCCGGTATCTTTGCCCGTGAATGTAACATGGCACGTTTGTGGTGTAGGACCCTGACGGTGGCAAAGAATTGAATTCCGGCGGCGGGGCTTGAACCCGCCTGATTTCCGATGCCGGAAGTGATTGCAAGAAAAAGATTGCCGAAAGGCATTTTCTGGCTATTCCAGATTACCAACTTTTGCCTGAATATTTCTCTTCGGAACCGGTATCATCGCCGATCGGGTTATTCAGCCCGTACTTTACCGCAACAGCCTTGAAGAGCGGAAGCCCGTAATATTCATAATGGCTGAAATGAACGAGCTCATCTTCAAGGACCCACATCCACATCTTGATGACTTCCCACAACAGCTGGGTAGAAATCCCCCGCTGGGCAAGTGCTTTCTCAAAGGCGAATTCCAGGTCGTTTTTCAGGTATTCAAGCACCTTTTCACGGGTATATGGAACAACTTCTGGAATGGAAGTTGCATTTTTGGAAAGCTCAAAACCAAAATCTTCGTATTCAGAGACCGGATAAAAAACTATCAGTCTTTTTAAGTCTCGATTGTCTAATAGTTCGCAGGTTTCACGTTCGTAAGGTTCTTCAAGCACATGTTCTTTGATATATTCAAGTGTCAGCATAGTTCTCCTCCAAGAAAGAATGTTGCCCATATTCCAGACCCGATTATTCTGGGTTCTTCCTCTTCGATATACGGTTCCAATTCTTTTCAAATGACTGGATCAGTAGTGGGTCTGTCAGAGGAAGGTTTAGGACGTCAATTATAACGTCTGGTTATCCTGTGCACCATTTTCATGACAATCATCAGGTTGGTTAGAGTAACATAGTTCCTCCGTACACACGAGATCATGATCGCCAAACTCATTCAGCGCAGCCTGGGCAACAATTGGATGTACAGGCATATCATCCGGAATATTGTCGACAGACGACCACAGGGTATCCCACATTTGCTTTCTGGTGATACGCGGGTTATGTATGGATGGCTGGCTCGCCGAAGGGTTCTGGCTGTTGAGGATTGTCTTTACTTCGGCAGCGGTGAGGGTTTTGAGTTTCATCCAGCCGCTTCCGAAGCGAATACTGGTTTCAATCATAGACACCTGTAATGAGTTTTATTCAAGATAAGCGACGCCATCTTCTTCTTCGCAGATCCACTGGCGCCAGCCGATGCGCACCCAGGTGTATTTTCCCGAGACCCTGCGTTCCAGAATGGTTACCTCTTCGCCGGCGGTAATGCGTTCGGGAGCAACGACGCTTAACAGGGTCGGGGTGGATTTGCTGGTGCGTACTTTCAGCGTGATCCCAGGTTTTACGTGTTTGACTTCAAATGCCTTACTCTGGGACGGTTCTGCGGGTTTCGGGGTATCAATCACGACGGGGGTTTCCGACGTCGGAACGTTCTTGACACCAAAGAACTCTCGATAACGTTCTTCGGTACCTATCCACACGTTCAGGTCAAGGCTTGTATTTTCCATACCCATCATGCGCGCATCGCTATCGCCGTCAGCGTCGATGTCGCCGTCTGAACGGTACTGGAAGATGCACGGATCGGTATAGCCCATGCCTTTGACCAGTTTGAGGATATATTCAACGGACATCGGCGAGCCATCCGGTGTGTATTTGTTGTAATTCGCCGCAAAGAGAGGCCTGGTCCGTTGGTAAACGTAAAACTTATTCAGCCAGCCGGTAGATGCGTAAATGCCCGTGTAGCTGCCGGTGAGATCATCCAGTGTTTTGAGGATGTTATCCAGGATGGTCATGGCCGTGTTCCATTCCAGACTGATATTTCTGGCGATGGAAGCACTGGCGCTTTCCACGTCAATGAAGATCGGGCATTTTCGATCTTTCCATAGGCTGTAAACAAACTTCCCCTGCTGGATCCCCCACTGGGTTGAATTAAGGTTCAGGCAGGTATGGGAGTAATAATCTTCGTAATGATACATGGCGGGGAGCAAGGAACCGGCGCCGGTGTCAAAATAATGTTTGAACAATGGATCTTCAACTCGTCCGTATGAGGAACGGTAGATCCCGAATTCGGCGCCGGCCTTTGCAGCCGCTTTTAAGTCCGGTTTCTTTGAAGTGTTTGCGTAATCGTTGAATTGAGAAACGTCGATACCAAAGTGTCGGGAAGAATTGAATTTGATCATGGTTATAATCTCCTTGTAGGAGAATTATAACACTCGTAGCAGACCTAATACAATCAGAACAGGTCCCTGGCACTAATGGTGGAGACCGGCAGGGCCTTGATGAAGGGGATCAGTTCTTTGTCGGGGTTATTCTCCTGCAAAGAATAAACGGAATTCCAGACAAGAACCGGTGCGATGGTTTTTGATAGCCAGTATTGGTATGCTGAATTTGGATCAGGCACAGCGAAGCCAATAAGATCAATTTTGATTTTGATCTTATTGCTGAACCACTTTGGTTTAATGTTCACGTCAAAGATTGCAAACACGGGAAGCAGTTTAGGGATCATCAGCAGGGCCAACGGGCGATTGATGGATGAGTTTTGCATTATGGTGAAATCATTGCCCAGTGGACCCAGTACGTGGCACAAAAGTTCCAGGCACTTTGAAAACACGATTGGTTTGTTATTCGCCGTTAGTTTCATTATTGTCTAATTGCTGTCCTTCTTCCAGAAGCTCGTTGAATTTTTCAACGGCAAAAGGCTTATTGACGTCCATCAGATCAGAGCCAATGATTTCGTCATAGATCCCGACCAGAATAATTGTAGAAACAATATCTTTAAAGATGAGACACTCAGGAGAGGTGTAAATCTGGTTATCCTTGCAGACCAATTTACGGAGGGCGCATTTGTGCCCAATAATTTTCATGTTGAACTGGCCGTTTTCCTCTTCGTAGTACAAACCATCGAAAAAGATCAGGATGGGATAAGCAGAATTGTGAGGCACAAGAGCAAACGTAACATTGTGGCTTTTCTTATCTATGCCAAATCCCACCTTCCAATTCTCCAGGTCAATCTCTAACTTGATAAGTTCCGGCGCGATTACTTCCATGAAATATTGTTTTGCCGTTTCGATAGCGGGTATGTATTTTTGGAAGATCTCGTTCATAGGCTTTTACTTGTCACATAAACTACGGCATCCATGACGTTTTTGAAATATTTCCCGTCGTCGCCGAAGATGAAGATTTCTTTGTAATCGTTGATGAAGATTGGTTCGTAATGATCAATCGCGATAACAGCGGTGACGTGGCCGCCGGTGATCGAGAAATCCACGTCGAATGGAAAATCTTCCGGAATGTACTGTTCGTACATTTCTTCAGCCTTCTCTTGAAGGATTTTCATTTCTCTCTCAAAGTTTCGCCGTCTGTAATCGTTGATGTAATTTTGCTGTTTGATGTTCATTGATTTTCTCCTTTCCGACATCGGAAGTTATAATGATTGTGGTTTTACTTCTGGATTTTCCGCCAGTTTAAAGCCGAGACCGAAAGCCAGTTTTGGGTTATCGAAAAGATAAAACTGGCCGTTATAATTCAGGGCCCACTTTGGCAGCAGAGAATACTGGCCGTTCTTTTCACGGATGGTCACGAACAGCTGGATCCGGTCTGAAATTTTAAAATAAGCAGTGAGATCTGATTGCGCACTGTAAAAATGATCAGGCGCGATAGGAATTTCGCCGAGTTCACGGATGAACTCTTTCGCTTTTGAATATTGCTCGTAGTGCATTTCATATATCTGTTTTTGGCGAGCCTGCTCCTGCTGTTGTTTTTTGAACACCGCCGCGTCGTATGCCGCAACACATTCGTCAAAAAATCGCCGTTTGATAAATTCGTCATCTATGATCATTTTGGGTTTATCCTTTCCGATGTCGGAACCGCGCCGGCCTCATTTTGCGCCGTATCCCTGCGGGTCCTTCTCTTCTCTATAGGGTTCTATATGCAGATGTCCTTTCTGTTGTTGTTGTTGTTCGTTCATAGATAGAAATTAGATCGTAGAACGTCGTTGGTCATAAATGGCCTCTGGCTTGCCATAGTACCCTGATTTGAGGTACATTTCAGCGCCGTGACCTGGGGGGAAAAAATACAGTTTCAAGCCTCATTTGCGCTTGAAACTGCCTAAGAGTTGAAAGAAAACCGCCGATCTGTAACGATTGCACTAGATATTTCCATTTAGCACGGTGTGTTGTGCCCTGTTTTGAGCGTATGGTTAGTAACTACGGGGAGTATAGCTAGTAGCTACGGGTAGTCTACTAGTAGCTACGGGTAGTCTAACTAATAACTACGGGTAGTCTCATCTCCCATCTTTCCACATTCACTCACATTTGTCTGTCAACGAACTGTGATGCCGTGCTTATTAACATTAAGTTACAATATCGCCGGCCCCTTCAATTAACCACCCTGTAAGGTATACCAATTTTCAGAAAATCTGTCAAGGTTTAGAAACGAATGTAGGACAAATGTAACATAAAGATGTGACATTTGTCATCGTTTTATTGCGTTTTCTGGCACTTTGACCGTGACATTGGTCGGTGATTTTGCGTTTCTGACATCGGAAGTACCGGTAAAAAGGGTTTCCGATATCGGAAGTACGCTGGGCGGGCATTTCCGACATCGGAAATATGTGAAGCAGGTATTTCCGACATCGGAAGGAGCGCCGGATGGTATTTCCGACATCGGAAGGGGGATACGTGGGGGGGGAGAGAGGTGGTATGTGTGATGTGGTCATGGTGTCCCAGTGGAGCCCAGTGGAGCGCATTGGTGGGCCAGGGGGGGGGACGAGTAGACGGAACAATCCTGGCCGTGACCACGTCGACAAAAAAAATTCATCTCCGCAGATTGGAGGTGGGCCAGCGGCCGGCTCACCACTGACGCAGGTGACGCGTGGGGGAAAGGAGATGCAGATCAAGAAAAAAACGCCGATAGGCGAATTTGTGGCCTACCGGCGTTTTGGCCTAGAGGGCTTTGACGAGTTCAGCGCCCCATTTGTGCGAGTTAAGAATGTCCTTGAGGCGTTTCCTGTCCTCATCGGTGAGGGCAATTTCGCCGTTCTTGATTTTCAGGGCCGCGATGTGGTAGTTCACCTTGCGGCCGGTGGAGAGCACAAGGCCGTCTTTGGTGATGGTGGTGATGCGGACGGTTTTGAGGATGGTGAGGAAGGTCTGCATGGCTTCTTCGTGGCTCTTACCTTCTTTGAGAGCCTTCTTGTAGGCCAGGTTGCCTTCCGGTGACATAGACTGGCGCCAGGCGTCCCAACCCGCCGCCTTGCAGAGGTTGATGGTTTTGCCATCTTTCTTGCTGGTGAGTGTGCGGGCGTTGCAGGCGCACTCGAGGTACGCCTGCACATAGGCGGGATGGCGCTGCACATCCCTGGAGACGCGCTTGGCTTCCGCCTGTGCAGCGGGAGAAATCTTCAATTTCGGAAGGCCGCGTTCCTTAACGTTAGCTTCCTCTTTGATGTACTGCGCGGCGAATTTCTCCACATCGCCGGCGTCAGTCAGGCGGCGGCAGACTGTGCCTGGGTCTGTCAGGCCAGGGATGTAAGGTACCTTTTTGCCCTTGAAGCCTGGTTTGGTTTCAACAGGGCCGGTGTTCATTTCCCTGTCGTCCATTCCAACGTACTCGAAGTATTCCAGGTCGATGAAGTTACCGGCGATGGGGAACATTTTCCCCTGCTCGTCGTCGTCCCATGACATCTTTCTGGTGTCATGGGTGTCGTCGAAAACCTCAAATTCGTCCGCGTCAATGTTGAAGGCTTCGTCGCCGACGCCGGCGATGGGGACATTGATACGAACGAGATCTTCTTCGTATGTCGGATCAAATTCACCCGTGTACGGGTCAATCCAATCCGGATTGTCCAGTTCCGAGTACGGGATCGACTGGGCTTCCAGTAAATCACGTAACAACCATTCTGCCTGCTCGTAGTACCTTGCTACGATGCGGAGAGGCTGGTACCAGCGGCGATAGACGTCCGCCGGTTTGTCACGCATGAGATCAACATTCTCATTCAGCCGTTCCAGCTGGCTGATGAGGTCGTCAATGTTCTCATCGGCGCCGGCGCCGGCAATCTGGTTCTCCAGCGCCAGCTGTTCATCTGTGGGTTCTCCGGTGGCAAAGGCCAGATCCTTTGCCGCCGCATCTATGATCATCTCGCAGGCGCGAGTGAAATTGGCAGGGTTCTCCTGCTGTTCGAGCACCTGCAAGATTAAAGTAACTGCCTGGCTCCCGCCTGGTTCGGCGGTGAGGCGATCCCACGCCGAGCACAACTCGGTCATGGGTTTCCCGTTCTTGATCATTTGGCGTGTCTCCTCAAGCACGCCGATTTTGGGAATTGCATTTGTGAGTTTCATTTTCACCTCCAAGTGAAATAAAAAAATTTTTTAAACCGAAAATCAGGGGGACCTGTTGGCCACCCTGATTTTTTTTCGGCGGTTAAACAAAAAAAGGCGGCAGCCAGATGGCCGCCGCCTGTGGAAACACTAGCTAAAGGGGATCTCCTCTTCTACGGCCTCCGCCGCCGGTTCGTCACCCGCCTGGGGCTTGGGGGAGAGGAAAAGAACCGAATTCGCCACAACCTCAAATGAGGCGTGGGGCTTCCCATCGGTCCCCATCCAGATGCGCGGACCGCCAGTGGTGTCCGGCTGCAAGCGGCCGACGACACGAACTAATCGGCCTTTGCTAAGATATTTATGGCAGGTTTCTGCCAGCTTCCCCCATGTGGTGATTGAGAACCAGGTCACTTCCTTAACCTGGTTTCCATCACGGTTGGGGTACACCCGATCGACCGCGAGGGAGAACTTACAATAAAGGTACTCGCCGTTGTCGGCGAGCTTTGCCTCTGGTTCCTTGCCGAGGCGACCGATGATTTGAATTTCGCTGAGGTTCATCATTACTCCTTTTCTGCCAGGTCTCTCCCTGGCTGTCTGAATTTTTGGGTGTCCTTCCACCCAGGATTTTTTTGCCGAAAGGCCATTTTGTGGCAACGGCAATTGTACGCGTTCTGCACAGATTGTAACTGAACTGTTACTCTCTGTCCAGAACAATACCTGAATTGCCGAAAGGCGCATTTTGTGGCAACGGCAATTCAGGTAATTTTGCATTGGGACACCGTATTGCACGCCGCTGGTCGGCACGATGTCCCTGTCAGGATCCGACGCCGATAGGCGTATGCGTAGCTTAGCCCTCAACGTAACGGGGGACAAGATCGTGGAGCGCGGAACCAACCAGCGAGCGCGCGCCGGCGCGTAGCGCCTGCCCGAGCGCTCTTTGCGAGGGCTTGAGCGGCGCGGTTTTTGCGCCGCGGGCGCGCGCGAGCGGCCGAGCGGGTGTGAGCTAATAATTAATTCAGTGGTAGCCTTGCCCCCAAATTTTTCAATCAGGGCTCCTGCTTCCTTATCAATTCCTGGAATGCGTTTGGTGGCCTCGAAAGCTGCGCCACGTCCCATGACGACACTGCCATCGGACCGTAAGTAACCATTCGTGGTTACTACGATCATCCCAGGTGCCTCTGGGACTTTCCATAAATTTTCTTTCACAATTTTCATTTCCTTTCTCCTTTTGCGTAAGCCCGCCGGCGTATGATTTATTTCATCCTGTCGATGAAATAATTGAGCCGCCTACGAAAGTAGACGGCTCTCAAGATCATCGACAGTGACTTGAGTTGCTTACATTCGCAAGCAACTCTCGTGGACGGGTTCCCCGTCCTTGTACCATCTCGCCTCTTCGGCGAGGTTAATTGGTTTGCCGCATACGCAGCAAACTTCTATTTCCCCCATGCATGTGGAACAACAATCCTGTTCGTGTCTGCAGACAGCTTCGTTACAGTAGAAGCTGTCTTTTAATGCGCAGTTACTACATGGGCATAAAATTTTTGAGATCATTTTTTTCCTCCTATTTTGGCATATATTTCTTTCATCTTTCGGTGAAATAAAGATTAGTCACTCTTTATTTGCATCTGTGCATATCGGTTCCAGACGTTTTTCACTGGCACCCCTACTTCTTTTGCATATCGGATGCAGTTTGCGGTCCCACCACTAGTTCCGTTCCAAAGCGCCAGAACCAAGTCCGAATGGTTAACCATCCATTTGTTCCGCAACATCATTTTCTCTGCGGAATAGTCTCCCTTGGAAACAACCACAACTCGGTTGGCCTTTGAAAGGATCTTTTTGTAGCGATCCTGCATTTGCATTGTCCACATTCTCTCTTGGCCTGCAAATGGTACTGCGCAGGTCAATGGAATACCCATGCGGATTGCGGCAATTGCGATAGCAGTGTCCCACCCTAATGCTATGCCACTGATAACTTCGCTCGGCTTTATTTCAACAAATACTGCCGTAGCAAGATTAATGAGGCCTATAAGGATTTTGTTTCCATATCCCCCCAATTTGTCAGGGCGATGCCCTGTACCACAAATGATGTTATGTCTGATTGCTTCCATTATGGTCTCCAAAAAAATGCCTTCAGGTACTACTTTGCAATAGCACCTAAAGGCTTGATGTCAGTTATTCCTCATCCCATACGATGCGGGATCGCTCGACAACCCACTTCTCTGTGAATGTGAGCTTGAACCCATCGCCATCAATGGTGATGATGGCAGGGTGGTTGTCAAAAAACGACAAAATTAAACCGAGACACGCTGTAAACAACTGTCCCGATCTGTTGCAAAAGCTCGATGCGATCGCTCACAGCGTGATCGTTCCCAACTAGTTTAGAGACAATGTCGGCCACGCGATCTGTGCGTGGGCCTTCAACCCACCAGTCCCAATACATTTTTGTGATCATTTTTTTTTAACTCCTTCGCGTATACCCGCCGGTGAATAATTTATTTCATCTCGTCGATGAAATAATCGAACCGCCTACAAAAAGTAGGCGGCTCTCAATTTCGTCGACTTCCGATGTCGGAAGTTATCTAGTTCCTGGTAGATTTTTTGTTTCTTTCGGTCAGGATCTTTTTTACCTGACGTTCAATCATCAGCTTGACCACATCGCCGTGGCACGCTTCTGGATAACACCAGCAGATCAAAATGACCTTTTCACCGGCGATATATTTCTTCGCCAGACGATCAATTTCAATAAACATCGGCGAATTTGGATTTTGCATCTCCTTTTCCAATTTTTCTTTGTACAGGGAAATGGCCTTCTGGCGGCCATATCTCTCCACCGTGAACTCATTTTGGAGTGGCCCTCCAATGAGGTTCTCTTTTCTGTTCGTTCGGCCTATATAAACTCCAGGTCCCTTGTAGAAATGTCTGTTTTTCAGTTCAATTTCCATTTTCTTTTCTCCTTTTTTGATTTATCTTGCGGATAAAAAACAAGCCATCCACAAATGTGAATGGCTCTCAACGTCATCGACTTATTGCGATCATTATCAGGCGCAACCCCTTTTAATCCTGCGCCGCCTCAAACCCGCGGCAAACAAGCGCCCTTCTGTAATCCATGTTAGGTGTCACGGGCGCTTTCTTTTTTTTTACTTTTATCTGGTATCCGAACGATCGCTAACAATTTGATTAGTGCCCGAGGACACGATATACTTCGTTCCTCGGGACTTTAACAAGTTCTGCTCCAGGCAGGAGCTTTAAGGTCTCCAGGCAGAGCTTCTTTAGCTCTGCGTTTACTGGATGCTTCGCAGCATCCAGTTTCCAGCTGCCTGCCAGGTGGCCGATAACATATTCGCTATCGGTCTTAATTTGGAATTGTTGACGGGCACGAATTTCATTGCCCGCCATGTATTTTAACGCTTGCAACACAATCAGCAGTTCTGCCTGCTGATTGGTTGAAGCCTCTTTAAACACAAAGGCCTCTTCCTTCTTCAAGAGGCCTTTGTAAAATACTTTGAAGGAGCCATAAGCCTCGGCTCCTTCTTGACCATTGCGACGGCAACCGCCGTCTGCCACTATTACAATATTTTTCATCTGTCTCTTGTCTCCTTTTTTTTTGTTTGTTCTATTCTTCTTCTGTAAATATGAAGTTTCAGGATAAAAAGCACAAAGCCGTGAGGTTTGACCCTCACGGCTTTATTGAACGGATGGAAACTTAATGACCCAGGATTTTCTTGACTACCTGGTTGTCAATATGTTCGAATTTCAGGTTGCTGTACAGGGCTACTTTCTTTTTCAAATCCACTTTCAATTCGTAATTTGGTGCTTTCGGGTCTAACTTGAAAGCGCCGGTTGCATATCCAATGGCATACATACTGTCCATTTTCAACGTGACGTCGTCCTGTCCAAGATCCAGCGCAATGACGTAGCTCAGGGCGCAAACTGCTGCGTTCAATTCAGCCGCCTGATTGGTCTTGTACTCAGGCGTATACCGAATAGGGCATCCGTCGAAATCATAGCCATCTATCCAGACCTTGAAGCTATAATAAGCTACTGCGTTCGGTCTACCATTGTTCAGGCAACCCCCATCTGCTACTATTACAACTTTTTTGGTTTTCATCTCTTGTCTCCTTTTTTTGTTTGTTCTATTCCTCTTTCGTAAAGAGGAACTGGTAATGGTTAACCATGAAGTATTTGTTCGTACCTTCAAGCAAGGTTACCTTGTCAAAGGTCGATAAATTCTTCTTCGATTTTTCGTAACTGTTGCGCTCTACTGTATAACCATTCGCATACAGGGCATGCAGCAAAAAACTTGCACCCATAGCAATTGACAATTCAGTCAATTGCTTGCGTTTCTTACCATTGGCAAGGACAACTTCGTTTTCATTTCCATCACTTCCATCCGTTTTGCTGATTTCCAGCAACACAGATTTTCCGATGTGTGCACTGGAAATCCGACAATATGTTTCATTCCAGCGCAGGAACGCCATGCGTTTGATAATTTGTTCTGTCTTTTTCATATTTGCTCCTTTTAAAATTGTTGCGCCCTGTAAGTTGATTACAGGGCGCTATCTATTGACTTATTTGAACTCAATACTGACATTGGATTTGGTTTCTTTATTGAATTCGTCCACCCATGCGATAACCCTCACTCTGTCGACTACACTTACGTTCTCCTTGTGACAAAAAAAGTTTTACAAAACCCCCCTACAATAACAACGACAACAAAAATATCAACTACGCCAAAACCAATTTCCATAAAACGCCTCCTGCGTCCCTTCTGTAATCCATGTTAGGTGTCACGGGCGCACGTTTTTTTTACCTACTTTCGGAGTTCCCGATAAATCGGGTATCCGAAGTAGGCAATTACGATTACTAACAAAATGTAACAAGCTGCCATCTCCTTTTCTCCTTTCTTTGTTTTTTTTTTGAACATCCCACCCCCCCCCCCATATCCTCCCCTCTGGGTAGACGTCGGGTCTTTTTTTCTCGTCGGTCACGGGATTGATATGGGGGTGGGATGTTCACTTCGAGTATTAACTACAAACACTCATTATCCCCGTACACACGAAAGGCGAAAAAGTTTGCTTGACTGGCAGTATGAGACGGCATACAATTGTAGTGCAAGTACAACACTACAAGGAGAAAAGAAATGGATCCGGAGATTGTCAATCAAATCATTCTGGCTGTTCTCACAGGAGTTATCAGCGTATTCTTTCTGGGCGTTTCAGGACTGGTGAAAATGGGCCTGAAATATCTGGAAACCAAATGGGGTTCGGAGAAATTTGCTCATGCAAAAGAAATTGCCGCGACCATTGTGCGGTCTTTGGAGCAGACGCACGCGTACTCCAATTTATCCGGCGCAAAGAAGAAAGAGATTGCCATTCTGCAGGTTCAGGAATGGGCGAAGGCGGCGAAGATTGATCTCAGTTATGAAGATACCGACAGGTTAATTGAGGAAGCGGTTCAGATCATGAACAACGAGCTGGGCAACATTTTCACCGTAGACGCTTCAGAAGTTGTGGAGGAAAAGTAAGATGGATCTGAGCGGCTCCTGGGACTACATTCTTGAAGTATCCAGGAGCCGTCTCGCCCACAATAAAACCGCGCACCATGTTTCGGATTATGGAGAAGGGATTGAAGTGATTGGGGTCGCGGGTGAGATTGTAGCGAGGCGGTATCTTGGGATGAGTGAGATTGTGCACGATGGATTTGATGATGGTGTGGATTTGCGATTTGCGGGGATGAGGATTGACGTCAAGGCGACGTTACTGACATCGCTGGTTGGCCATCGGTTTCTTCAATGGCCTGACTGGAAAAAAGTGAAAGCCGACATCATTTTATTGACGGCCATAGATCCCGTGACCAAAGTAGGAGTTCCGATTGGATATGCCACCAAGCAGGAAATCATCAAAGCGCCGATCAACAGAGATCGTCCAACGCCGTGCCATGAAATTCCGGTGCGTGATTTACATCCGGTGTGGGAACTCATGGCTGCGTATGAACGTGAACGGATGAAGCCCATTTATCGAAATCAGAAGGTGGGATATGAGACCCTGTCCTAAGCCAAAGCGGATTTTTGACGAGGATTTTTCGCAGAAAGTACGTGCGAGAGATGGGGTTTGTGTTGCGGGGATGTTTCTTCGCGATGGATGTTCTGCGGGTTTGGATTGTCACCACATAACCCATCGCGGCGCCGGCGGCGGCGATATTCTGGAGAACGGGATTTCCCTGTGCCGCCGTCACCATAACCGCGTTCACAATGGATGGATTTCAAAAATGACCATGCGGTCATGGTTAACCAGACTTTACGGATACCAGTATGAGGAGGCCGAAGATGATGAATATTGATCAGGTGTTTACGCTGCATCAGTTGGACGACCCTGAAAGGATGAAGTGCGAAGATATTCGCGGGCGGGCAAAAGAATTTGCAAAGTTTCTGGTCGAAAAATGTCCGCAAAGTCGTGAACTGTCGCTGGCGCTGACCCACTTGCAGGAAACCGTCATGTTCGCCGTCGCCGCAATTGCAATGTATGAAGGAACGGAATGTTCAGAATAGAGGCGCCCAATGATAGAACGTCCGAAAACTTATGAAGAAGCACTGAACCAGCAGCTCAAAGAGATCGGCGATATGCTGATCGTAAAACATATCGCCTACGGAACAGATAACCTGACCAGGTTTGGTGAGTACGGTATTCTGGTGCGTATGTCAGACAAACTCAGCAGGCTGCAGAACCTTCTGGAAATGGAACGATCTGAAATGGTCAACGAGGCGCTGAGAAGCGAGTCAATTGACGAAACGTTAAAAGATTTGGCTGGCTACGCGATACAGGCGAGATTGCTGCGGAATGGTTATCTTGGCTTGATGATCAGAGAGAAATCGGATGAACACAAAGATTGATACTTCTTCCCTCACCCCCTATCCTGCGCTCAAACAGATCTTTGAAGAACGGCCAGACATCAAGGATCTGTTAGACCGCCATCTCAGTGATGCGGCGGCGTTTTATGACGTGCTGTACGCGCTTCTCTGTAAGAAGTACGAAGAGAATGGCCGCGGCAGTTATTCCCGTGAATGTATTATGCGCGATGCTCATATCGCCGCTTCCGTTGTGATCCCGCGAGGTGTTCATGTCCCGTTTAAACATTGATCGGGTGGATTTCGGTTTCCGCGTTTTTCAGATTGAATACCGGCCGCGTCATTTCTCGGATGACGGCACGCATTATTACGGTACGGTGGATTACACCGCCGGAAAAATCATTCTGGAAACCGAGCACGCGGATGACGATACAAAGGTTACTCTGCTGCATGAAATCTGTCATGTCATCGAAAGTATGTATCAAATTTGTGGAGAGACGCCGGATGAACAGCGTGTGGAGTTTTACGCGCAGGGATTTGCAATGGTTTTCAGGCTTAATCCCAAAATTGCGAAATTGTTTTCCGACGTCGGAAGGTGATTATGTCCATTCTTACTGATGCCGACAAACAAATTTTGCCCCTGGCTCTGAGACAAAATAATGGTTTCCATATCGCCTGCCAATGGTATCTGATGGGCTGGGAACCGCTCTGGTATCAGTACCTTTTCCACCAGGTCACGGTTCCCAATACCAGCTTTGTCGCCGGCATCGCCGCCGGTAAAACGACCACCATCGCCGCTTCGAATATCATTGACTGCATCACCATCCCCTATTTCAGGGCGCTGAACACTTCCGTGACCGCGAAACAGTCCGAGCTTCCTTTTGAAATGATCCAGCCGTGGATTGAAAATTCGGACCGCCTCAAGCACCTTATTCAGGATGTTTCCCTGCGTCCCTATCCAACTATCACCTTTTACAACGGCTCTGAATATATCTTCAGAACGGCGGGTAAGGACGCCAGGTTCATCAGAGGTCTTGAGTTTGACCGCATCAATTACGATGAGGCCGGTCTGGATTTCGCCGGTGAAACCATCAAGGTGCTTCGCGGCCGTTTGAGAGGCGTGAGGCCGGATGGTAATCTCCGTATGTGCCGTCTGGATGTCACCACTTCGCCCACCGACGCGCCCTGGCTTAAGGAACGTTTCGACAAGGGCTGGAAGGAAAACCCCGCCGCCGATCTCAAGTCGTACTTTTCCATGAGGGTGTCCACATACGATAACACGCGCCTGACCCGTGAAATGATCGAACTCATGGAAAAGGAATATTCCGACGACATGATTGACGTCGAATTGAATGGCTTTTTCCCTGAATATGGTATGTCCATGTTCCCGAAAAAGCATATCGCCGCCTGCACCAACCAGTCTCTTAACGACGCCATGACCCTGGCTCTGCGTCCGGAAGATGGCAGCTCCCCTCTGAAGGGTTATTACTGCGAGGAACACGCGCGTAACGGCATCACCAAATTTGAACTGCCGGCTGACCCCGCCGCAACCTATGTTTTGAGCGGCGACCCTGGAACGGACGGTCCTCCCCACCGTAACGCCCCCGTCGTCATGTGCTTTGATATTTCCAAAAAACCTCACCAGATGGTTTATTTCGACTGGGTTGATGGCAAGGGTTCTTATAATCCGTTCCTGTTCAGCTACAAATACGCCATGCAGAAATATCGCCCTGTCCTGAAAGGAATGGATACCACCGGCACCCAGAAAGCCATTGACGAGCTGGCGTTTGAAAATATGGGGTTGGAAATCGACGGCATTAACTTCCAGCGCGATAAAGACGCCATGCTGAACAGCCTGTCGCTGGCCATCTCCAATCACGAGCTGGAATGGCCGGTGATTAAAGGGCTTACCCGACAGCTCTCGTCTTATTCAAGAGAAAACGATAAGAAAATCCCCCAAGACATCGTCATGGCGCTGGCAGAAGTGGCGTTTCTGGCCAGATATGTTCCGGAAACCGGCACCGATACTTATTCATACACGCCAAGGGCAAATTATCGTAATCGTATGCTTCGAACCAATATTGGGTCCAGAAGGAGGAGACGATGACCGTTCATGACTACAATTGCACGTATTGTAAACATCGCCATGTCATCCCTGGCGATAAAAAGAAAGGAAGATATGAGATCGAAATCTGCAAAGTCGACACACATATCATCCCTAATCCTATGACTTCGACCCCGAGATACTGCCAGCATTTTCAAATGGAAGGATGTTCATGCGATGCCTGCAATACTCCTGTTGCGCATCCTTGACAATTTGTACTATTATGATACACTCAATCATAAAGGTCTCTAAAAAGGAGCGCGACCTGCTCCTCAGTATCCGCGATCTTGGATACGGCGAAATTTTCGGGATCGAAATTCCAGACGAAAACCCCGAGTTCGACTTCGCGGTTACAAAAGCAGAACTTGATCTGATCACGATGATCAGAAACGGGATGGGATACATTGATGTCCTGACCGTCCACAACGGCGAACCCGCCATATCGGAAAACGACTTTAAAGACCGCGGGTTCCGATGTCGGAAGAAAATCAAATACCCGACTTCACCAAAAGAGGGCTGACGAAATCAGCCCTCTTTTTATTTTTGGAACGAAGAAGTGAACAGAGGAGCTTAATCATGCTGCAATTTCCTGAATGGTCCGATCTGGGAAACATCTCCGATGAAACTCGTTTAACCTGGCAAAACGAGATGACCCTGCGTTCCAAGTACCGCCGGTACTTTGATGGGACCATTTTTCATGAAAAAATCCCGCTGGAAAATCCAACCGGCGATGAACAGCCCTTGCTCTACCCTATTGGTTTAAATCTGGTCAAGATGATCTGTCTGGCTCAGACCGACGCCGTGTTTGGCGAATGGGAAGATCAGGCGGTGAATTTTGTGATCAACACCGATCACGATACTGAAGAGGACGCTCAGAAGGCCGTCGCTCTGCTGAATAAGATTTATAAGTCATGCAACGCTAATTCGGCTTTGTGGGAAGTTGAACTGGACCGCAATGTTTACGGCGCCGGTGTACTAAAAATTTCCCCCTCTCTCGATAAGCGCAAATACGTCTCCTGGGGACGTATTCCTCTGAACAACTTTTTCCCTGTGTTCAATCCGGATGATCCCAACGATTTGCTGGAAGCCTATGTCGTGACTTACATGACTTCGGAACAGGCCGCGATGTCGTATGGCACCAAACCCACCGGCACCATCAGCACCCGCGTTGAGCATTGGACGAAACGCATTTACGAAACCAGAATTGACGGCGCTGTCATCAGCCCCTATTCCGGCATCAATCCGTGGGGCGTTGTCCCCTTCGTTTACATCCCGCGATTGCGATCTCACAG